GATCAACTCGTTGAGGTGGGCCTCGACGGGCACGAAGGCCCGGAAGATCTCCAGGAGGCCGGGGGTGTCCAGGCCGGGCGCCGGATCGCCGAAGTCGACGGCCAGCTTGCGGCCGTGGCGGGAGGGGTGACCAGCCGCCGTGCGGGCCCCGGGCCGGAAGGTGGACGAGACGTGACCGAGCACGCCGGTGGCCCGGAAGTACTCGACGATTCCCTCGATCTCGCGGCTGGCATGGAGGTCGATCATCTACTCTCCGCCCTTCTGGACGAAGTTGCGGACGAACTTCTCGGCGTCGTTCTGTTCCAAGACGGCGTCGATCTCGTCGAGCCAGTCGGCGGCGTCGTCGACCAGGGCGTGGTCGGTGACGGGGGGCTCGACCACCTCGGGCTCGGGCTCCCGGCGGGACCGCGCCCGGACCTGCTGGGAAGCGGCCGTCACCAGCCCACCGCCAGCCAGTTGACGCGGTACAGGCCGCCGTCGCCCACCTCGGCCCCGGCGGTGTCGAAGACCTTGTACTTGAACGACGACACCGTGTTGTTGGCGTTGACAACCGACGGGATGGAGGCATTGTTGTCGCCCTGGCTGACGAGGACGGTCAGCACCCCGGTCGGGAAGGCCGTGGAGTAGGTGACGGTGAGTCCGCCAGCGGCGTAGGTCTGGACGTCGGAGCCGCCCTTGACGACATAGGGGATCGGCGAAGTCGTCTGATCCGGGGACGCCCCACCGACCACACCCGTGGTCGTCCCGACAACACGCACGGGGCCACGCTGCACCCAGTTGGTGCCGTCGTAGACCAGCAACCGGTCGGTGTCCTTCTCGTAGATGACCTGGCCTTCACGGGCGTTGGCCGGTCGGGCGGTGGAGGTAACCACCAGCACGGCAGGCGTCGGCTCCGGATGGCTGTGGTAGTCCGGGTCGACGGCGGTATGAAGGCCGTTCACCCGGCCACCGTCACCATCTGGACGACCATCTTCCCTTCGGAGAACCGCCGCCTCGGTCCCTCCCAGTGGGTGCCGGTGAACTCGGAGGCCCCGACGTAGCCCACGAAGGTGTCCGAGCCGACCTGGAAGTCGACCACGGTGCGGGCCCACTCCAGGGCCTTGATGGCGGCCACCTCGGCGGGCACGTCCAGGGGATAGGGCTGGCCGTCGCCGGCGGTGGAGAGGACCGACGAGTTGAGTAGCAGGGTGAGGGTGAAGACCTCGTCGGAGCGCGGCGTGGGCAGCACCTTCTCCGTCCAGCGCACCAGCTCGGGGCCGGTGGCCGGCACGGTGGAGGAGCGGGTCGACGTGAAGCGCAACTCGAACGTCTCGGCCGACAGGCTCCCGGCGTCGAGCGAGGTGCCGTTGGACCCGGCCACCGACGACGTCCCCACCGAGGCGTAGGCGCCGTCGTCGCGCTTCATGTCCACCGCCACCGTCCCCGCCAGGGCATGATGGCGGATCTCCACCGCCCGGGCCGTCTTGGTCTCGGTGGTGGCGAAGCGGATGGCCCCGGTCTCGAGCGTTCCCGACGGGACCTTGTAGCCGGTGTCCTCGATGTAGACCCCCACCCCGGAGACGGCGAAGGCCCGGGTCACCGGCGACTGGGTGGCCTGGTAGTTGTAGGGGATGTAGGTCACCGCCGAGAGGATGTCGCCCTGGGTGGTGGCGGGCGTCATCAGGTCACTGGCCCAGGCGGGCACCAGGGATTCGGTGAAGTAGCCCAGATCGATGCGCCCCAGCCCAGTGGTGGTGGCGTCGTAGTCCCTCCAGCCGAACCAGCAGTAGCGCCCCTGGGGCTCGAGCGCCCGCACCGGCCAGGTGGTCTCGATCAGGGGGCCGTAGTCGAGATTGCCCGCCCCGTCGGCGGTGGCGATGCGCACGCCCTTGCCCGTGCCCAGGATGGCCGCCCCGGCGTAGTAGTAGATGGCGTGGATGGTCTCGCCCTCGGGGAAGGGGGCGCAGGGAGTCAGCGCCCCGAGGCCACCGGTGGTCTGGTCGATGCCGATGCGGTAGAGCTCGGCGTTGGCCCCGGAGTTACCGGCCACGTACAGGCAGTTCCGGCCGCTGGCGATCACCGTCCAGTCGAACTCGGCGTTGGCGTGGGTCTTGAGGATGGAGGCCGCCGGTGTGCCCAGCGGGTCAGTGATCTCGTAGAGGATGTTGCCGTTGGCCGCCAGCAGGTAGGGGGCGGCGTAGCCCACCAGGTTGAAGGTGCCGGCGGGGACGTTGGCCGTCGAGCCGGTGGCACTGACGTTGGTGCGGTGGATGCCCGAGGTTCCCAGCGCCGCCCAGATGTGGTAGCCGTTGGTGGTGACCGAGGCGATGGGCTGGGCGGCCTCTCCCGCCTGGATGTCGGCGGTCTGGAAGACACTGCCGCCACCGAAGGGCCCGATGTTCGGCTGGAGGTAGACGACGTCGGCGTAGTGGGCCTCACCCACCACCGCGCCGGGCCACTCCACCCGCATGGAGGCGAAGGCGGCGGTAGCCGGAGAGGTGGTGACGCTGGAGTTGAGCAGCAGCCAGCCGGTGGAGCTGTCGACGACCAGGCCCACCACGCTGTCGCTCGAGATCGACGCCCCGGCGGCGGTGTACCAGTCGACGAAGACGGTGGGGATGCGCCCCGCCCCGGTGCCTCCCACCCAGCGGCAGGCAGCCCCGAAGCGGTAGGTACGGCTGGCGTCCACGGCGATGCCCGAGACCCCGGTGGGGGTGTTGGCCGAGATGGTGCCGGTAGAGGTGGTGCGCTCCGCCCGCAGCGAGGCCGACCCGACGTAGGACTGGGTGGTGGAGCGGGTGAGGATGGTGTTGGTGCCGGCCAACCAGCCGCCGGTAGAGACCTCGAAGGAGGAGGCGTCCCAGGACAGGAGATTGAAGGGCTGCTCGTTCCAGTACAGCTCATTGCCGTCGGCGATGTAGAGGTAGGTGCCGAGCGAGCCATTGAGGGCCAGAAGAGCGAGGTTGGTATTGGCCGAGGACCACACCTTGACCGTCTTGTTCAGGAGAGAGAGCTCGCCCCTGGTCCAGGGGTCGATGCCCTTGGAGGCCCGGAAGCGGGCCTCGTCCGAGTCCTTGGCGTCACAGAAGACCTGCCCCGCCCCGTGGTGGAAGGTCTCCCGGGAACGCCGCCAGAGGCCCTGAGGGTTGAGCGAGTGCTCGCCCGGTGCCTCGCCGGTATCGGCCTGTTGGCGGATGACGGGCAGGGTCTCGCGCTTGTAGGTGGGCTCGCACAGATAGGGGCGGCCGTTGATGGCGCAGGGTAGGACGGCGGGGACGAGAGTGGAGGTGGTCATGGATCAACCAGTCCAAGTGCTCGCCAGCCGTAAACGTGGAGGCCCATCCTGCTCACGCGCTCGAAGAACTCGTACTCGACGAGACCGTGCTCGGGATGCTCCTGCTGGTGTGCCCTGAAAGCGAAGTCCACCAGGGAACGGATGTGCGCGAGCTTCCACTCCGAGGGCGTACCGAGATGCCGGGTGACGTAGTTCCCGTATTCGACGACCATCCGCCCATCGGGGATCACAGTGCCCGGTACGAGATCCATCAGATCCTCGCCAGGGTCGGGTGATGGGCATGGAGGCGAGTCGCCTCCTCCCTGATGCGCTGGTTGCGCAGGGCCATCAGGTACTGGGACGCTCCCCGGGCCGTGCCCGGAGGCACGTCGGCAGCGTCGCGGCTCTCGGGCTGGGACTCGGTGAACGAGCGCTTGACCTCCCGAGTGGCCACCAAGCGGGCGGCGGCACCGAGTGGCAGGATGTCGTGGGCCTCGGCGTGCAGGCCGGTGTCGATGGCCACGTCCGTCGAGGTGGTGGCCAGCGCCGCGTAGGGCGCCTTGTAGACCATGTGGATGGTACGTCCGGGGCCCGCCCCCTCGTAGAGGAGGAGGGCTTTGCCACTGGCGAACTCGGCGGTGTTCATGTTCTCGGCAATGCGATAGCGCCGGATCTCCGGCCACTCGCCCGTGCTGTAGCCCTTCCAGGCGATGTTGAGCACGCCCTGGAAGTCGGTGACGGCGGTGAGGTCGTAGCCCTCCCGGCCGGGGGAGTAGGTGAGGTCGACGGTGCGGGCCCGGTAGAGGCCGTTGAGGGGCGAGGAGAGGGCGGCGAGCTCCTCGGCCAGGGCCCGGTAGATGGACCAGTCGCTGAAGATCGGGTTGACGTAGATCAGGGTGTCGTCGGCGTGGGTGGCGCCGGCGGAGCCGAGATAGCCCCGCTGGACGGTGGCTATCTGGCCGGTGGCAGAGAACACGTAGATAACCTCGTACTCGATGCCCAGCAGGGCTCCCTGGGCGATGCCTCCCATGGCCAGCTCGGCAGTGAGGGCGGTCTGGCTGGCGGTGGCGGCGCCGTCGAGGCGATTGAGCTCGTCCCTGGCCCCGGACTGGAGGTGGCGGCGGGTCTCACTGACTAGTTCCGAAGTAGTAGTCACCCGGTCAGTACCCCCGCTTCGATGTCGTCGGCCCTGGTGGGCTGGCTACCCAGTCGTTGGTGACAAGTACCGCAGTAGCTCTGGCTGGCAGAGGCGTCGATGGGCAACTGGCTCGGGTGCAGGCCGGTGTCGTCCCCCTTGGTGCAGACAGGGTCGAGGACCCCTGCTTCCCACAGCACCCTCTTGATGTCCGCCTGCTCCAGATAGGTCTGGCCGGCGAGGAAGTGGAAGGTCGAGCCGGCGATCTCACACATCCAGTTGCGGTTGGTCACCACCTCGTAGCGCAGGCGCTGCGGCTCATACCAGGAACCGTTACCGGAGTAGGGGACTTCTAGTCGCTCGGGTCCAATAGCCTCAACGAATCCCTGCGCCGTACGGGCCCAGGTGAACTCTTCTGCCACCACCATGGCGGCGGCGGCAGCATGGGCGAGAGCGTCGTCATAGTGGTCGTAGACCCATCGCATCCGGTCACAGAGGTCGTCAAAGGATGGCTCCCACCACTCCCCGGCTTCCCCGTAGACGAAGTACGCAGACTGGGTCCGCTCGGCCGAGAGACCGAGACCGAGATGTGCGAAGGAGTCGTGCCCATGAGCAGCCGTGAGGACAGTCGGGCAACCTTGAGCCAGAGCCTGTAGCGGCTGAAGCCCGAAGCCTTCCCCTCTAGATGGTCCCAGGTAACAGTGACTCGTCGCGTACAGGTCGACCTCTGCTTCTGCGGAGATTCGTCCACTGATGACCTCCACTCTCGGAGCTCGGAACTCGCCACCCTTGGGTGACTTCATGCGCAGGTAGGGGACGGGCCCGCTGCCCCAGGAGCTCTCCTTACCGAAGACAGCCTGGAACGCCTTCCAGGCCAGGTCGGTGCCCTTGCGCTCCCCGGAGCCGCCGATGAGGAAGCTGAAGCGGTCGGCGGGCTGTTGCCGAGGCTCGTAGTGCCAGACGGTGGGGTCCACGCCGAGGGGAACCATGTGGACGTTGTTGTGGTAGCGGGAGAACAGCTCGAGGTTGTGGTGGGAAGGGACGACGACGACGTCGAACTCGTGGAGAGTGTCACGGAAGGACTCGGGCAGACGACCGGACTCCCACATGGTGGCCACGACCGACAGCTGGCCGTCGAACCAACCCCGACCATGGGTGGGCACCGAGACCCAGGCGACGACGTTGCACAGCTTGGACGGCGCCCCGGTGTGCTGCTCGTGCGGCCTGCGGTACTCGGCCGGTATCGGCATGTCGTCGTAGACGTCGATGCCGGCGGCGGTGAGGGCCTTGGCCAGGTTGGCCCCGAACCGGCCGTACCCGATGGCCTCGCTGCTCACCCTGTAGAGCGTCAGCTCTCTCACTTGTTCCTCGCTCTCCACTGCCGCGTCCGCTCCCGGGAACACTCTCGGCACACACGCTCTCCCTGGTGGTGCCAAGTGTTCTCCTCATCGAATGGGTGGCCATGCGCGCAGTGCGTCTTAGCAGCATTCATCGCTGCGAAGTTCGTGGGAGCCCGCAACACATTCTCTTGCTGAGTCACCGCCTTCAGGTGACGAGGGTTGACGCAACGTCGATGTTCGCAAACACCGCCGGCACACACTTCGGTGTGGCACAAGTGGTCGATGACCAAGCCATTCGGGATCGGTCCCACCGCCAGCCCATAAGCAATGCGATGTGCTAGATGCTGATCGAACTGCCCATAGCCATTGTCGAGGACGTTAGAGCGCCACTCCCAACAGTCATCTGGGGTGGCCCCAACCAGGGCAACCTTCCACCAGAACCGATACTCCAAGGGCAGGAAGCGCTGCCGGTAGAGGTTCCCCTGGAATTTCACTGAGGGCCTTTCAATCCCAATTCGTAACACCTGTCAACGCCTTCTTCTGCGAGAGCTTTGCCCTGCTTCGATTTGGCTATCCAGCCCATCTCCACCTCGATCTCCAGCGTGGCGTGCTGCTCGAGGTGGCGGGAGCCCTTGACATGGCCGGGCTGGAGGCCGTTGGCCCGCAGGCGTCGATAGGCGTCCCGGTCTCGGCCCAGCTGAGCCTCGGCGGCGTTGACCGCCCGGGTGGCGGGACGAATGACACCGATCGAGCGCCACTTCTCCAGGTCGCTCACCGAGCCATCACCCACCAGTGGTTGCGCCATGTGTAGCCCCCTTCCCTCACGTAGTCGCCGTGACGAAGCTCAGTCAGGTCGTATCCGGGTAACAGGTCCCGGACGAGCGGCCCGTGCCTCTCCCGGTGGACCTCGACGACGACCTGGGGATGGTGCTCGGCCAAGGTGCGCTGGGCCCCCTCGAGCACCCCGATCTCCGCCCCCTCGACGTCGATCTTGCAGAAGTCGGGGGGGCCGTACACGCGGGTCAGCCAGTCGATGGTGACGCAGGGGACGGTGCGCTCACCGACGATGGCGCCCCAGGACAGGCCCTCGCCGGTGGTGAGCTGGCCGCTGCGGATGGAGCGGGCGGTCTCGGTGAGGGTCAGCTCGCCCTCGTGGTCGGCGGCAGCCAGGCACAGGACGGTGACGTTGTCCGGGGTCTCGGTGGCGGCGATCTCGTAGGACTCGGTGCAGGGCTCGAGGGCGACGACGTGGGTGAAGTTGGGAGCCATGGCCCTGGCCGTAATACCAATGTTCGCTCCAATATCAAAGGCGAGGCTTCCATGGGCCGCGCAGATGACCTCGTGCGCACCAGCCTGATCGCGGTGATTATCAAGACGAGTTATCACGTCGGCTCCTGTAGTCCCGCTGCTTCTGTCGAGCCTCTTCTGGGTGCTCGCGCCAGAGGCGCCTGATCCGCTCCGCGTCGCAGGCTCGGCAACGGCGAGCACCTCGGTGAGAGCGTCCCGTGTTCTCCGGCGTGAACTCGTGACCATTGACACAGTGCGTCTTGCGAGCGTTGATCGAAGCGAGAGCGGTTTCGCTCTCCATCAGGTTCGCCTGTTGGCTCTTCGGCTCCATGTGGTCGGGCCGGGCGCAGGTCACATCGCCGCACTGGTGAGCCAGGGTCAGCCCCGGAGGAATCGGTCCTCGCATCAACTCGTAAACCATCCGTGCTGCTGGAGTGCGGACGCGCTTGCCGTCGATGCGAACGCGAGCCATCGCCCGGTCGGTGAACCTGTCCTTCTCTCCGCGCCATCCCCAATGATCGTCGTCGAGGAGAAGCTTGTCCCAGATGTATTCCAGAACCGTCTTCTGCTTCATGCCCCAGTCCCCCATGTGGCGCCGATGTCGAAGGCCAGGGCGCCGGCGGCGGAGGAGATCACGTCCCAGGCGCCGGCCTGGTCCTCGTGGTTGTCGAGCCGTGTGATCATCAGGTCACCGTGTACCCGGCGGCGGTGAGGGCGTCGGCCACCGCTTGGGTGACGGTGTAGACGTGGCCGCCGAGATAGACCTCGCTGGCGGCGTCGATGTCGGTCTGAGATGGGTTGTCGACGGTGCGGTAAACGCCGGCTGTCTTGAGGACCGAGCGACCGCGGGGCAGGTTGGAGCAGTGGCGGGCGAAGAGGTACTGAACGCCGCGGGTGTCGGGCAGGACGCGGGGTACATCCGCCACGGTCGGAGGTTGGAAGGTCGGCATCAGCCCTCCACCTGCCAGTCCCAGCCAGTGCCGTTCAAGGTCCACGTCTCCCCCGTGCGAGACGGAACGGTGGTAGGAGAACGGGTGTCGGTGACCCGGACGGCCTGGGGATCGAACACCCCGACCACCGTGCCTGCTATCCCGTTGCGGATCTCGGCGTAGTAGACACGGCCACTGATGTTCTCGGCCGATCCGTCGTTGCGCCCACTGATGACTGCGGCAGCGGTGGAGTCGAAGATCGATGTTGTCAGCGCCGTGGTGACCGTGGTCCCGAGTTGCGTCCAGGTCACCCCGTCACTCGACGTATAGAACTTGACGTCGTGGCCTACGAGACCGTTGTCCACGTCGAGGGTGACCCTGATCCACAACGTCCCGCCATCGGCCACCGTAGGGGCGACGGTGGACTCCTTGGTGGAGAAGGCGGTCCCGTCTGTCGACCAGGCGATCTCCAGTCTGCCTGTCGCCGTTAGCGAGAAGGCGTAAGCACGCTGGTTACCAGTGGTGTTGTACTTGGTAACGAGCATCTGGCGAGCAGAAGGGGTCCAGTCATTCAGCGCTACCTTCGCCCGGATATCGATGTCGCCGGTGATCGACAACGCAGCCGAGTCTGGCGTCGAGGCGTAGTTGCCAGCCGTGTTCGGTAGGCGCAGGGCGTTGGTGTAGCGCTGGGTCCCGGTGTATGTGCCCCACCACCAAGCAGTGCCGTTGATAGTCCAGGTGGTGGGCGGGGTCCAGTAAGCGACCGTGCCTTCGTAGAAGGCCATGGTGTCGAAGTTCGCCACGACACCTGTTCCCGGCGTCCCGGCGAACGTCCAGTAGGGAACACCCCAGGCAGCTGTGGCGGGAGCAACACCAGAGACAGTTCGCAACGTCCAGGTGGATGACAAGTTGAAGCTGGCCGCTGCCTGGCTGATGAAGGCATTGGCCGAGGTGTACCAAGCGATCTTGATCTGGAGGGAGTTCGTTGCCAGGAGTGATCTGGCGTAACCGATGAAGGTGTACGTCTTGCCCGGCGTGACGGCAAAAGTCCCGCCGCTACCACCTACCCCACCGGCTCTTCCGAGGAAGGTGGCCGGGTTGGCCCCTGCCCCGGTGGTCATCTCCAGGGAAGCGGCACCGGTGTTGAAGGCAACCGCAGTCTGGGCCAGCGTGCTACCACCGGTTGCACCGAACCCGGTGGTGTCGGTCTCCACATCAGCTTGGTTGGCCGTCAGCAGGTTACGAGGCAGGACAGGTGTGGTGGTGGGAGAGGCGAAACCCCGCACCGGGATCTTGGTCACGTCGAAGTTGGCGACGACGTTACCGTCGATACCGGAGCGGACCTCGGCGTAGTAGACGTGACCCAGCATGGGCTCGCTGCCGCTATCTCTGGCTCCGATCTTGAGCGTCTCGGTGTTGTCGAAGAGGTCGCCGGTAGTGTCGGTCCCTCCGGTCAAGCTCGTCCAGTTGACTCCGTCAGTGGACTTGTAGAAGACGTAGACCCCGGTGGCCGACACACGGGTAAAGCGGATCCAACCAACTGCGCCATCGGCGAAGTCAGTCGCCGAACCGGAGTTCAGGAACCGCTCGACCGTTCCGTCGTTGGAGATACCGGCGCCGAGTAAGCCGCTGGCCTGGACGTACATGTACCAACCACGCTGTCCAGCATCGCCTCGCTTGCCGAGGACCACCTGCGCCGAGGCCGGGGTCCACCGATCCATCGCCACCTTGGCTCGGATGTCGATGTCACCGGTGATGCTGATAGCTGAGTTGTCGGGGGTGGAGACGTAGTTACCGGACACGCCCGGTAGTCGGAGGACGTTCTCGGTCAGGGCCAGGGCCTCACCGGGATCACGGGTGGCGATGCCCAGCGCCTGGAGGATGCCGTTCAGCTCCAGGCAAGTGCCATCGACGGGGCGGCCGAAGCGGGCGTTGAGGGCGCCGACCAGTTCCAGGTTGGTGGTGCCGGCCCACAGGTTGGCCGCCCCGGCGGGGCCGAGGTAACCGTCGGCCTTCGACACTCCGGCCAACCGGTTCAGCGCCGCGGTCAGCTCCTCCTGGGCCATGGCCTAGCGATTGCCGCCGATGTTCTTGGACGGACCCGTGCCCTTGGCCGCCCCCTGGGGCAGCGTGGACTTGTTCCAACCCCCATAGGCGTTCTTGGAGGCGATGGTGCAGGGGGTAGCAAAGGCATCCTCGAGCGGAGTGACCTCGTCGGTGGCGGTGGTCTTGTCAGCGTCAGCCATCTACTTGCCTCCGATGTTGGGGTAACGGCGCTTGACCGCCGCCCGCACCCTGGCCTTCTCGGCCGGCGTGCCGTGCTGGGCGACCCGGGCCAGGGCGTTACGAGCGTGGGCCGCATCATGGATCGGGTACTTGCGCTCGCCGGGAATGGCGAAGGACTGTGTCTTCAATGCCTTGCGCTTCTTGCCACTGAGCTCGGCCATCACTTCTTTCCTTTCTTCTTCACCACCTTCCCGCCGTACTTCTTGTCCCATCTCTTGGCCAGCGCCGGCTCCTTGGCATGCAGGTAGGCCCGCTGCTTGGCGCTGCGATAGGGCATCAGTAGCGACCTCCTCTCGTGAGCTGGTCGGTGTCGATGTCCATGCCCACCGGGACACGCCCCAGGCGGGCGACCAGCTTGGGGATGCCACCTCGGCCGGCGAACGGGTCGAGCACGACACCGTCGGGCGGACTGTGGCCCAGGATCAGAGGGACCACATCGGCTTCGGGGACCGTCCCCCAGGTGATGCCGGGCCCCGCCATTTTGGGAAGCTCCGCCGCGCCGGCATGCGCCCAGCAGCAGGTCTCCTTGTCGAAGGTGAGCCACTGCTCGGCACCCTGGGGGTTGCGGACCAGGAACCAGCCCCGGCCCCGTGCCCGCAGCACCCGCTGGCATTCGCTCACCGCCGCCCCGAGGACCGCCCACCAGTTTCCGCCCCAAGGGCTACTGCCGGGATAAGGCGGGTTGCTGATGACCACGTCCACACAGGACGGGGCCAGCGGGAGGGCGAGGGCATCGGCGCGCACCCGCAACTAGTCGGCGTCCTTGTACTTGGTCGTCTCCCCGCAGATCAGGCAGGCGTAGCCGTCGGTCATGGTCTGGGTCTCGGCACTGCCGCAGTGAGAGCAGATTTGGGCCACGGCTCACCCCTCGAACTTGGCAATGAGATCGGCTTTGGTATCGCCGGAGTTGTACTCGACGCCCTGAGCGTCGAGCTCCGCCTGCAGCTCAGCCTTGGTCCAGGTCTCGTAGCCACCTTCCTCACCGTCGCCGGCCGGCGCCTCTTCGGGACCGGGACCGGGCGAGCGCATCATGTCGGCGATGTTGCCGACGAGATTGACCTCCTTGGGCTTGACGGCCGACAGCTGAGCCTCGACCGTGCCGGGGTCGTCGCCCCGGTCGAGCATGGCCTGGCGCAGGACGTCGACCGCTTCGGATACGGCGGTGTCGTCGGGCATGGAGCCTCCTCCAAAGGTCTTGGTGGTCGTCATCTGATCAGCCATCAGGATCAGGCGTTCGTCCCAATGGTGGAAGCGCTCTCCACCCGGCGGAGACTGGCTTCACGGAAGCGGGCATAGCCCACGAGGTGGTACCAAGAAATTGGAACGAACCTCTTAAGCTTGTCGACGATGGGGCTCATGATGACGCGCGGCGTGGCACCCAGTCCCTCGACGTCCGAGTAGGCCTTGGCGATGGCCTGCTGGCCGGTGAAGAGCGTGGCGTAGACATCGGTGAGGGTGGTGGACGAACCGGCGTCGGCGAAGACAGGAGCACGCGGTGTCTCGATGAAAGCGAAGCCGCCGAAGGCCCCGATCTCTGACGTCCAGATGTTCTCGGGGGAGGAGTAGACGTGCGGTGCTCGCCAGCCGGCCTCGCCGGTCTCGCCGGTGAAGTCGTAGGCCACGTCGGGGTGGATGTAGGCGGTGTAGAGGTTGCCCCGGTTGGGGGCCACGTTGGCCCCGACCAGCTCGGCCCGGGCCCGGCGGACGTTGCGGGCCAGCAGGGTATCGACGGGCTCGACGGTGTTGCGGGCGGTGGCGTCGCCGGCGTAGCGGACGTTGGAACCGGCTCGCACGGTGATCTCGGCCACGCTGTCGATGGAGCGCCCGGCGTTGAAGCCGATGATGTTGGCCACCACCGGGTTGACCTCGATGTAGGAGGTGGCGCGCAGCTTCTTGGTGGTATTGACCGAGTTGCCGTACTCCAGCAGGGTGACGGTGACATTGGAGTCGGCCATGGCCACGGCGTCGATGTCCACCGACTCCGAGATGGCGGCGGTGACTACCGTCAGGTCGGTGATCTGAGTGAAGATGACGGCCGAGCCGGGCATCGACTGACGAGTCGGCTGCACGTCGGCGATGACGTCGTAGTGAAGCTCTGGTCTTAATGCAAAGTAGGCGAGCTTGTCATACGCGGACTGGTCCAGACCTACTGAGCCAGTGGTGGTCATGCTGTCAGCCACTTACTCACCTCCAAAGGTGGGTGGGACGGGCAACATGACCGCCCCCTGGTTACGTGACGATGGGACCGGTGACCCCGTACTTGTCGGGGTCGCAGCGGGCGATGATGGCCAGGACCTCTTCCTGGGAAGTGGCCTTGGCGATCTCGGCGGCGGGATCGAAGGGCGGCGGAGGTGCGGCCCCCGCCTGTGCCTGGGCCAGGCGCTGGTGAGCAGCCAGGTCGGCAGGATTGTCGGCGGAAGGAGGGGGAATGGTCTCGGCCGGAGCCTTGGCGAAGCCGGCGTCGGTGACGGCCTGGCGGATGGCCTCGGTGGTGAGCTCCCCCTTGTAGCCAGCCTGGAAGTACTCGAACCAGGGCTCACCCGTTCCTGTGCCGATGGCCTTGGCGAAGGCGTTCTCGCGCTCCATGGAGGTGAGGCGCTCCTTCAGTTCCTTGGCCTCCTTGGCCTGGGCTTCGAGCTGGCGGATATGGGACCGGGGCACCAAGTCCTGGCCCTGGTCGTCCTCTTCCTGGTTCTGGTCGTCGTCAGCCATGGGGTTCCTTTCTGGGGCTACGCACCCTTCCCGATACGCACGCCAGCGGGTGGGAGTGGCGTGGAGGGTGGAGAAACGGTCCCACCCGGAGACCTCAGGTGGGTCAATCCGGGGACCAAACTCCGCAGAGATCGTATACCAAACTCAAGTCGCTTCCCATCGTTCGGTTACTTTGATATACTGCGCCGATGGTTAAGAAGCCCGGTGGTATGGCGTGGCAGAGCCTAAAGACCCATTGTCCGCGCGGGCATCCTTATGACGACCAAAACACGCGTTATACCAAGCAGGGATACCGCCAGTGCCGTACTTGCATGACTCGCACAAAAGCACTTCGAGAAAACACGGGCTACTACGTCAAGAGGTATCGAGACCAGGAATGCCCGATCTGCGGACTCAAGTGGTTCGTCAACGCCTCGTCCCATGTCCGTCAAGCACATGGACAAAAAATTCCCGGGTTGGTGAGCGAAGACTGCCGCTTCATGAGCCTGGCCCGCTTCACTGATCTTGGCCTTTTCGATTACTCCCCCGCAGCCATTCGGCGACGACACCGGCAATGGGCAAAGACGATCTTGCGAGAGCAAGCCCGGGGTGGGGAGTATGTCACTGAACTAATGCGGCTGTGGAAGGTCAGCCGAGGAGGAGCCGAAAAACGAATCAAGCTCGTACTAGATGACGGACTCATCCCTCCTCGGCCAGGGAGAACGCATCGAACCCATTGTCGTAAGGGGCACCCTTACAACGAAGAAAACGCTTATCTCAGAAGCGACGGCAAGTATCAATGCCGTGTGTGCAAACGAGAAGCCTGGCTACGTCGCACTCCCAAGACCTGACTGCTGGCCGCCGATGCCCGCCGCCCCACCGCCGCCACTGAACCGGGCCTGACGGGCGGCGCGCCGCTTGGCCAGGGCCTCCTCGGCACCAGCCTGACCGGCGGCCGCCCCCAGAGCGGTGGCCCGGCCCAGGTCGCTGGATTCCTCGGCCGTCTCGCTGAACAGCGGGGCGAGGCGGGTGACGTTGCCCAGGGTCTCGGCGGTGGCGCCTCCCTGGAGGGCAGCGGCGGCCTCGGCCTGGGTGAGCTCGCCGCCGAAGGCCGCCCCGAAGCCGCCACGCTCCCCTGCCCCGGCCAGCTGGGCGGTGCCGTAGAGGAACTTGCGCTCGATGAAGGGCATGGCCTTGTCGGGGTTGAGCCAGAAGGCGGTCATGTCGCCGTCGGTGATGCCCCAACGCTTGAGGGTGGCCAGGGTCTCGGGGGGAGCGGTCTGGGCGGCGGTGCCGGCGGCCTCGACGGCATCGACGATCTCGTTGGGGGACCAGCCATTCTTGATGAAGTCGCCGAAATCGTCGTGGCTGTCGTAGAAGCCGGCGGGGAGGCCGGCAGCCTGCATGGCCTGGGTGACCGACTGCTCGTACTGGATGTACTGGGCGGGGGACCAGGCCAGACCCTTCTGAGCCAGGGTGTCGAAGCCGGGGAAGCGGGCCTTGAACTGAGGGGTCTGCTGGATGTCGAGACTGATCTGCTCGATGGGGCGACCCTCGTTGACGTACCAGTCGGTCCACAGCGTCTGGGCCAGGGAGGGATCGAGGCCGAATTGCTGAAGAGTGGCGGCGATGGTGGCCTTGGCAGAGGCGCCCGCAGGGGAGGTGGCCCGGATCTCGGCGGCGGTGGGGGTCTGGGTCGTGGTCGTGGTTGTCGGGGTGGTGGGGAAGAACTCGTAGCCGGCCTCGCCGGGGGTGGCGGTGAGCGAGCGGTAGCCACCGCCGGCGGTGGCTTCGATGCCGGTGAAGCGCCGGTTGGGATCATTGCGGTTGACGGCCATCTCGGGGGAGAAGTAGGAGCCGAGGAAGGGAGCCCCACCCTCGGCGAAGACCCCGCCCTGCTCGCCCTGGAGCCAGAACCCGCCGCCGGGAGCAGGGATCTTGGCGACGATGTGCTCGTTGGTGCCGGGATAGATGTCGCCGATCTCAGCCATGGATCACCCCACTGCGCCGAAGGTCTCGAGAAGCTTGCGGGAGAACTCTGCCGCCTCGGTGCGGGCGTTGTTGGTGTAGTCCCAGCCGTAGGCGGAGTCAGAGCGGATCAGGCGCTGCCAGGACGAGGGCTGCATGGGCATGCCCGTCTTGGGATCGAGCTCGAGGGCCTTGCGCCACTTGGGGTCCATGAGGTCGATCTGGTCGGGGTTGAGCTCCAGGTCCTTGGCCGCCATCTGGACGAAGGGATCAGCGAGCTGGCGCACGGTGCGGCCGGCGTCGAGGTCGTCGGCGTAGTGGGCGAACATGCCCTTGGCCACGTTCTTGGCGTAGTTGGTGAAGTCCTCGGTGCGGGCGGTGCCGGCGATGATCTGGCGACCCCACTGGTCGATGGTCTGCTCGGAGAGCGGGACGAGGTAGTCGGAGGCCAGGCCCCGGAGGTCGCCGACGATGCGGGAGGTGCCCTGGGCTCCGGTGTCGGGGTTGTAGTCGAACTCGGAGGCCAGAGCGGCCCGCCTCTCGACGTCCTCCCAGCCGAACTCGTAGGACTGGCGGGCGATCTCCCGCAGGCGGCCCTCGGGGAGGGAGAAGCCCAGCTGGCCCATGAGGTAGCTGATCTTCTTGAACTCGCCCTCGACGCCAGAGTTGTAGGTGGCGGGGTCCTCGCCCCGTTCCTCGATCTTCTCGCGCTGGGTGGCCTCGTGTGTCTTCCACCACTCGGTGGCGGAGAGCCGGCCCTCGATGGTGAGCTCGTCGACCGGGGCGCCCTGGAGATCCCGGGCGATGTCGACGAGAGCCTGGCGGATCTCAGGGATGTCGAGAGCCCAGGCGGAGAAGCCGTAGTTCTTGCGGATGTAGCGCTCGACCTCGGCGTCGGAAGCGTTGGGGGGCAGGGCCGGGGCGGCCGGACCAGGGGCAGGGGTGGTACCGGTGCCGGGACCGGCCAGGGTGCCTCTGGCCCGGGCGGTCCTGGCCCTCCCGGCCACAGTGGGGGTGGCAGTGGAGGGGGTGGCCGGGGGCGCAGGGCCGGCGATGCGGGTGCTGGGACCCCGGACGACACCGGAGCGCTCTACCGGGGCATTGGCGGTGGGGGCCTCGCCCTTGAAGGCGAAGGCGTGCTGGGTGCGGATGCGGTCGTAGTTGGCCGACTGCTCCCCGGAGAGCCCGAGCTCCTTGGAGGCGTAGGTGCCACCGATCTCGCCCATGGCCTTACCGATCCGGGCCGCCTTCTCCAGGTCGGAGCGAGAGATCCCGGCGCGCAGGGCCCGGACGGCGGCGTCGTTGGCGAAGCGGCGGTTGGGGTCACGGTCGGAGAGGCCCTGGAGAAAGGCCACGTCGAAGCCGAGAACGGCGAGACCGTTGAGGAGAGCGGCCTCGTCGGCCTCTCCGCCGCCGAGAACCTCGACGATCCGATTGACGTAACTGGAGTCCCGAGAGGCGTTGGTGGGGGTGACGAGCTGGGGGGTGGCCATCAGCCTCTCCTTCCCAGGATCTTGGTGAAGGCGTCGTAAACGCGAACGAAATCGTGAGCACCGGCCTCGGCGGGAGCGGCACGTTGGGCGAAGGCCTCAGCGGCAGCTTCCGGGGAAGCGGCCTGCACAACGGTGCCACCCGCTTCGTCCGCTCGGTAGTTACCTGCCTGGGCCCCGCTCTGGGCGGCGTGGAAGGAGGAGACGAAGCGGTTGAGCTCGTCAGGCTTGAAGCCCCGACCCAGGATGGAGACGGCGGCTCGCTGCGCGGTCTTGCGGAGATCGTCAGGGTTGGTGAGGGCGACGGAGAGGGGCTGGCGGCTGCCGGTACCACGGCCCCGGCCGCCGGCTTCATCTCCGGCACCGGAGGCCATGTCGATGACCTCGTCGAGGGTGTAGTCGGCTCCGGCGGCATTGAAGCGAGCGGCCCGCTGGACGGCTTTCTGGTAAGCGGCGTAGGTCTGCTCGTCGTAGTCACCCCGGATGATCTCATCGGCCCGGACGCCCTGGCCGTAGAAGCCACCGGCCCACAGGCGACCCTGAAGGTCGGAGAGGTCATCCTCGTTGCGGGAGTAGAACTCCTTTTCCAGTTGCGATTGGAGCTTGGTCTCGGAGAACTCCCGGGTGTAGTCGGCAGGAACCCCGCCGTAGAGAAACTGCGCCTCCTCCTCGGCGGTGAACTCTCCACCAGCGCCACCCCCGAGAACACCGGGCTTAGGAGCCCGGCGCTTGCGACCGACGCGGACAGGGAGATCTTGAGGGTCGTTGGCCATCTCGCCGCCAAAGATGGGGCCGGTGTCGACACCAAGAGTCTGAGCCTGAGCTATCGCCTCAGGAGGGAGACCGTTTGCCATCAGGTCACCTCGATCTTGTCGTGCTCCAGCCAGCGGTAGTAGAGCTGGGAGAAGGGGAGATTGGCCTCGGTCATCTTGCCCGTCATCGACGCCCACCAGCGGGCCAGGTCGGCGTTCTGGGCGGAGTCGAGGGTCTTGGCCCCACCGGCAGCGTCACGGCGCTTGAGCTCGGTGACGAGGGTGTCACGGGCGGAGAGGTAGGTGCGCAGGCCCTGGATCTCCTGGCGGCCGGCGAGGCGGTCGTCGGCAGCCACTTCCCGAAGGCCAGCGAGCTTGCGGGCGGCCTTGGAGCGGTCGACGGTGGAGAGCTCCTGGTACCACTCCGGGTACTTCTCGGCCAGCTTGTTGGTCATGGCCCGCTTGAAGGCGGCGAGGTCGGCAGCAGCCTTGACCTGGAGGTTGGGGAGGCCGCGCTGAATGCGGGCGTGGTCGACGAGGTCCATCATCTTGGTGTACTCCATCCAGCCCCGCTTGATATTGGGGGCGGCGGCCGCCTCCTCGAAGGAGAAGGCCCGCCGCTGGGACTCACCGGAGCCGGGACGCAGCTTGGTGGTGAACTGAGAGTCGTAGACGGAGCGGGAGAACTCACCGGCTCCCTCAGCGCCGATGATGAGGCCGCCGATCTCGGGATGCTTTTGGATGAGGTCGGCGTACTTGCGCTGGGCGACAGCGCCCTCCATGGTGGGCGGGACGCCGTTCATGGACTTGGAGAGGGTCTGGGTGAGGGGGAAGTACTCCTCGCCGTACTGCTCGAGGAAGACCTCGTCGGCGGTCTCGGGGTTCTTCTCCTTGAGCGCCCGGTAGATGTCTATGTACATCTGGAAGGGGGAGGTGAAGGTGGGAGCGACCGGGGAGACGAACGAGGCCACGGCTCGCATGTTGTAGAAGGACTTGGCCTTCTTCTCGGCTTCCTCGTAATCGGGGCGCTCCGCCCGCTGACCGAGGTTGTACTTGACCAGCTCGTCGTTGTAGAGGCGGATGACGGTGTTGGAGAAGGTGCGGTCCTCCTCGCCGCCGAAGCGGGTCTTGAGGCGCTTGGCGGTAGCGGGCATGAGCGAGTCGACGATCGACTGGGGAGCGCCGAAGGGGAGGATGAACTTGAGCGACTCCTCGAGCTCGGGGCGGCCCTTGGCGATCTCGCCTAAGGGGATGGCCACGATGGGGCCGGCGCCAGGCATGCCCTGGAGGATGGTGTTGAAGCCGTCCTTGGGCAGCTTGGCCGACTCGACCGTCTTGACGCCGGGGAGGTGGCGGGTCAGGTCGTTGAAGAGGGCCTTGCCGACAGGGTTGGACTCGGCGAAGAGGCGCATGTTGATGATGCGCTCCTTGCCGGCTTCGACCTTGTCGCCGAGGGGGGAGGTGGCGGTGCCGTCCTCGTGGATGCGGTTGCCGTTCTCGTCGATGACGAGGCCGGCCTTCTCGGGGGAGTTCCACACCTGGCGCATGCGGCTGACGAAGGCGGGGTTGGTGACGGCGATGCCCGTCCAGCGGGTGAGGACCTCCTGCCAGGCCGAGTAGAAAGGGCTGACGAAGCGCAGCATGTGGGACAGCTCGGACTCCTCGGCCAGGTCGTAGAGGAGGGACTTGGACTCGCCCAGGGCATGGGAGCGGGCCTGGCGGGCGAGCTTGTCGGCGAGGGCGGGGGTGAAGTCGATGCCCTGGCCGGCGTAGATGTCGACCAGGCGGGTGATCTCGGCGTTGTAGACGGCCTCGAAGTAGGGCTGGCGGGAGAGGACATTGGTGGGCAGGGCGCCGAGCCAGCGGAAGATCTTGTCGCGGACGGAGCCCAGCTCCTTCTGGATGACGGACTGGCCGACGATGTCCTTCACGACCTCGGTGTTGACGACCGGCCGGAGGTTGGGGTCGGGCATGTGGGTGAGGGCGTCGGCGGCGGTGGCCTTACCTTCGAGAGCCAGGAGCTTGAGCTCGGCGGTGGGAAGGAGCTCGTCGGCCTGGGTCTTGGCCGCCTCCACCCAGTCCTCGGTGCGGGTCTTCCAGTGGGGCCGGGAGGCGAGGTAGGACTTACCCTCGGGAGTGTTGCGGAGGAAGTCGAGTACCTCGTCGATGGTGTCCCCCTCGACCAGGCGGGCCCAGACCGGGTCGGTGGTGACGATGTGGGTGGACTCCTCCCAGGCGGAGGGCCAGTCAGGATCGTCGGGGAGGATGGAGCGCTGCTTGGCGGCGACCGAGTCGCGCAGGCGGTTGACCTCCCGGTCGGCGACACCGGGGAGGGGGAAGTTGCGCTCGGCCGAGTTCATGGCCCGGGAGGCCTCGGCCAGGGTCTCGGGAGTGCCGAAGGCCGACTCCATCTCCCAGCCGTGGATGTCACGGGAGCCGAGGCGGAGGCCCTTGTACTCGGCGGCGATGCGCTCGTCCTTGGGGATGCGCCGAGCGGCGGCGGTGGCGTTGCGGACAGAGTCGACCACGAAGCGGGCGCCGGCCACGGAGGTCTGGCGGACGGTGGCCATGGCCCCGATCATGGCCATGATGCGGACCTGCTCCTCACCGACGACCCGGAGGGGCCAGCCGACACGGAGGAGGACGGCCGGCTTCCACAGGTTCTGGAACTTCTCCAGGTAGTCGTTGGGGATGGAGGCGGCAGGGTGGCGGGCCTTGAACTGGCCGATGCGGGAGAGGGTGTTCTCCAGGGCGTCGTAATCGGCCAGGGGGTAGAAGGAGCCGGAGTCGGCAGCGGGGTTGTAGGCCTTGTGGGTGACGCCGCGGTCGTCGACCACGTTGAAGTGGGACTTGCCCCGGGCGTCGGTGGCCTTGGAGGCGGAGAGCTGGGTGACGGCCCGGCGGCGGTGGGCGGCGGCCTGGGCCACCAAGGCATCGACGTCGGTGAGGGTGGCGCCGTGGCGCTCGGCGATGGTGCGGATGGCCAGGGCCTCGGCCTCCTCGAGGACGAGCTGGCGGCCGGCGGCGTTGGGGGCGGTCATGTAGGCGCCCCGGAGGCGGTCCTGGTCGTCAATGGTGGTACGGGCCTTCTCCAAGAGGCGCTGGACCTGAACGTCACCGGCAGCGTCCTCGAGGTTGACCAGGGTGCGGGGGCGCATGTTGAAGGCGACCCGGAGGGGGGCACCGGCTCTGGATTGGTAGAAGTCCGAGCGGGTGAGGCGATGCCGGGCGGCGGAGGAGGCGGAGATGCGGGGCATCTCGGAGATGGTGGCGGTGGCGGCGTCGAGGCGGTCGAGACGGGTGGCCTCGGGATAGAGGAGGTCGTGCTCGGCGGTCAAGGCGTCGAGGCGCCGGGCCTCGAGGTCGAAGGGGAGGGTGCCCTCGGCCCGCTCGAAGGTGGCGATCATGGCCTGCTCGCCCTGGATACGGGAGAGCTGGCCGCCGAGGTCGGCGCGGGCGGCGGTGAGGGCCTCGATGTCGGAGCGCCGGCCGAGGAGGGCCCCCCAGGCGGTAGGGAGGTCGTCGGCCTCGGCCAGGACGGCGGCGATGGTGGCGCCGTCACGATGGTCGTGAAAGGCGAGGTCGCGGATCTTGGCCGCCGCCTCTTCGGTGGAGGCGGCGGCATTGCGGATGTCGGTGATCTGGGAGTTGACCCGGGCCATCTCCGGGCGCTGGAGGGCGGCCTCGATGTCCCTGGCGTTGCGGATGCCCCGGGCCACGAAGGGCTGGACCCGCTCGGGGAGCTTGGTGGCGAGGCGACCGACGCGGGAGCCGGCGCCCGCGGCCCGGACCTTGGAGGCGACCCCACCGATGAGGATGTCGGGCTCAAGGAAGAGCCGGGTGAGGCCGTCGGCGGTACCGGAGATGGCCTTGTACCAGTCGGTGCCCTGGGCCCGGGCTACCTGGGCCTCGTCGGTGATGTCGTCGGTGGTGAAGGCCAGGGCCAGGGCCTGGCCGGGGGAACGGGTCTGGGCGATCTTGTGGGCCCGGCCGAGATCGAAACCCTGGCCGGCGTCAGCCAGGGAGGCGGCGGTGATGACGGTGGAGAGGGGTTCACGGATGTACTCCCGGCCGGCGGTCTCCAGGCCGGCGAGGACCGGCTCGGTGACGGAGCGGACGGGCTGGCGCACGGCCTCAGGAAGGCCACCGAAGGCGGCACCGAGACCGGAGGTGGGGCCAAGGGCGGAGCCGAGCATCTGGCCACCCCGGCGGGTGACGGAGCCGTAGAGGGTGTTGACGAAGCCGTCGAGCTCGTCCTCGTCTACGAAGGGAGCCCGGGCCAGGTCCCAGACGAGGCCGACGGGAGCCTGGGCGGCAGAGGCGAACCCGGTGGCGATCTTCCCAAGTCGGTCGAGAAACCCCATATCTCAGGGCTCCCGGCACAGGGGATCGGGCGGCGGCGTCAAACTACGGAGCATGGACACGAACCCCGACGACATCTTCTTCGCCACCGTCAAGAACAAGAACCGGCCCGTTGCTGTGGTAACGGAGCGGGCGCCTCTGACGTACAAGCGCGCCCCCCTGGGCGAGGCGGTTGGCGAGGTGCTCGAGGGTGGCCTCACGCTGTGGCTGATCTTCGGTACAGCCATCTTCTTCCTCGGGTCGGTGCTCGGCATGCTCGGCCTCATCAGCTACGGCTGAGGCGGGATGGCGCCGCGGATGCGGCGGACGAAGTTGCGGGCGGTGGGTGAGGCGTCGGGCATCGACGCCAGCAGTTCGAGAGTCGGCAGGTAGCGGGCCAGGGCGGAGAGCTCGGGGTTGGCCGGCGGCGGTGCCGGCTGAGGACGAGGACCGGCGCCAGGGCCGAAGGGGAGCCCAGCGGTGAGGGGCTCGTCGGGGCGAGAGGTGGGGGTGCCGAAGGTGGGCACCTGATCGGGCGTGACCATCGGTGGCCCAGGGGCAGCGGGGAGCGGGACGGCCTGCTGGGCCCGCTCCAGGCGGGCGCCCTGTCCGTACTCCTTCGACGGCGGGGCCTTCACCGCCTGGCGGGGCCCGGTCTGGAGATCGCTCCGGTTGGAGTACTGGGCGCCCTGAATGCCCTGGCGGGGACCGCCTCGGGGGTCGGGAGCCTGGCCGGGGGACTTGCGCTTCCTGGGCATCTACGCCGCTCCTACTCCGGTCCCCCGCAGGGAGCCCATCAGGTCTCGCAGGTTGTTAAGTGACGGCGGCTGCTCGGGGATAGCCACACCGGCCTCCGCCCCCATGCCCGGCTGGGCCAGGCCGGGCTGGGCCTCGGGAGCTCCGGGGGCGACCGGCTCGACGGCGGTGGCCTGGCGCTCCTGGGCCTCCTCCTGGGCCTGCTGGACGGCCTTGTAGAGGGGGAGGCGCTTCTCCATGACCAGCTGGGAGATGCGGGCCAGGTCGGCGGGGGGAATGGCCCCGGTGGAGGCCTGCTGCTGGAGGCCGGAGAGGAAGGCGGCCTCAAGGGCCTCGGCGGTGATGCGGGACATCTCCAGCTCGGGGTCCTCGATGAGCGGGTCGATCTGCATGAAGCGCTCTTTGGACATCGCCCCCATGCCCAGGCGCTGGCCGCCGGAGATGACGAGCTCGTTGGCGTCAGCGCCAGCGAAGGAGTAGCGGACGGAGTGGCGGTCGGTGTCCCAGGTCTCGGCGGGGTCGTAGGTGCCCGAGCCCTTGCGCCCCTTCCAGTCGTAGTAGTAACTCCGTGGCTGAGTGCCGTAGTAAGCCCGGTCGACGGCGATGGCCCGCACGTTCTCCTCGCGGAGGGAGACCTCGAGGATCTGCTGGGCTTCGGCTATTGCGAAGTCGATGGCGGCGGAGAGGATCTGCTGGCCACGCCGGCCGGTGCGGACGTTGGAAACGGACTCGCCCCCGAACTCGGCGGGGATGCCGCCCTCTAAGCGCATGGCCCGCTCGAGCATGTTGATCATCTGCATGGTCTGCTGGCCGGGGGACTGGTGGATGGACTTGATGTCGCCGCCGGTCAGCTTGCCCCGCTCACCTCTGAGGCCGTCGGCCTCCTCGAGGATCTCGACCACCTCGCCCTGGCGGGCGACAGCCCACTCGTCGGGGAAGATGTCGCGCTCAACGGACAGGCCGCCCAAGGCCATGAGCTTGGCCTGCCACCAGAACACACCGACCAGGCCGTCGAACTGGCCCATGGGCTTGTTGCGGTTGAGCACGATGCGGTAGGGGGCGACGACAGGGCAGATGCCGGCCCGGTTGGGGATGCGCTCGGCCACGATGAAGGGCTTGCCGGCGCCCTTGGGTGATTGCCAGATGTCGTCAGAGCGGTGCTCGCCCAGAATGACGAGCACGGTCTCGTCGAAGCTCAAATACTCACAGCACACGAAGAGGGTGTCGGGCTTGGGGTCACGACCCTTGTGGAGCTGGGCGAGGTGGTCGGGGTAGAGGCGCTCCAGCCAGCGCAGGGGCTGGGTGTAGGTGTGGATGGCGTCGAGGGGGGTCATCTCCCGGGTGGGGGAGGTGGGGGGCAGGTAGGTGGTGAAGGGGTCGAGCACTTTCCATACCGGATAAGGTCTCGTAGGGTCATACTGTATACTTACGGGCGCACAGGAGTAGCCGATGAGGTGACGGGCCCGCTCTTTCAGTTTGAGGGTCAGGTCGTTCATGGCCCACCAGGACAAGACGATGTCAGCCTTGGTGCGGGCCCGGTCCTCGTGGACGTCGAAGCCCGGGCGCATGGGAGGGAAGTCGGGCTCAGGCAGGGTGGAGGCGACGCGCATGGCCGTCTGGTCGAGGCCGGACTGCAAGAGGTTGGCCACCATCGGCTTCTCGTTGCGGGAGATCTCGGGGAGGGGCACGTCGAGCTCGCCGGCGTAGGCCAGGTCCAGCTCACGCATGACGGCGAAGCGGGGCTCCTGGCGCTTCTTACGCTCTGCGTAGTACTCGACCACCTGCTCAGCCGTGATCGGCATAGCCACTCCCCGGTACTAGATGACCTGGAACTCGATCTGCGGGTCTTAGATCAGGCTGTAGCTGTTCACTCATCAGACACCGACCGCCACCCGGCGTGAGGAAGACAGCCAGGACGGGCGGTGGGGCTTGGTCTGCTTGGTGGAGCGCCGGGGGGTGAGAGCGGCGAGATTGTGCTCCAATTGCCAGTGGGCCATGACTTGGTCGTCGGTGACGGAATGGGGCCAGCGGGTGATCTCTTTGACCAGTAACTCAGCCTGCTGGCGGGATCCGTCGAATTGATTGCCGGGCAGGCGGATGCGGCCCGTTCGCCACAATGGCTTGACCATGGGGATGCCTCTATCGGCATCCGTCTTGTAGATCCCGGTGGTGTGAGGCTTGAAATTGATGCCCACCTTGGTTGCCCATTCCGTGGCATGGCGGTACTGGAGGAGCCACTTCTGGGCCACGTTCACCTCGATCACCCAGGTGCGGATGGGGGCGCCCATGTCGACACTTCGGGACTGGAACTCGGGCAGAAGGCCGGTGTAGGTGCCGTCGGCCTGCTGCTCCAGGAACTCGGGGGCGGTCATGCGCCGGCGCTCGATGGCGACGAGGAAGCGCTGCTCTGATTGGGGGTAGTAGGCCCACACCTGGATGGCCCACCAGTTGGCGATGGAGGGGTCGACCGAGGCCAGCATGTGGAGAGGGCCGGCCACGCCCGGGGGAAGTGTCCACAGGGAACGGGTGTCGTCCCAGCACCCCCGGTAGAGGACACCGTCGGGGCCCGTGCCTCCTTGGACCCAGTGACGGGCCACCAGCTGGGAGGTGGGATCGAGATCCTCCTGCTGGTAGACCACCCGGTAGGTGTCGGGCTGTTCGGTCTCCAGGGTGCGCAGCGCCCCCCAGTGGAGACGCCGGGGATCCAGCAGGCAGCCACCGGGCTCGCCCAGGGCGGGGGAGGTGCGCTTGTGGGCCCCCTGGCAGATGTCCTCCCGGTGAGCGGGGTAGACCACGTGGCGGTACTTGGGCCCGAGCTCCTCGGCCAGGGTGGGGTCGTCGTCGTCGATGCGGATGGCCACCTTGTCGATGTTGTGGCGGTAGAGGTCGTCGTGGCGGAGGCGCTGGCCCTGGAGGAGGAGGAGGCCGGGGGGCTCCACCCGGGGCTCGGCGATGTTGTCCCACAGCTCGCGGATGTCGTCACGCTGCTCGGCGTTGCGGATGTTCTTGAGGTCGACGAGGTCGTCCCAGATGGCCACGTCGGGGCGCTGGCCCAGGTAGTCGGCGTCGAAACCGAAGGCGGTGACGGTGAACTCCTTGTCCGAGACCTCCTCGCCCGCCAGCTGGGCCACGGTGAAGCCGCCGGCCTGGAAGGCCTCGCCCCGAGCGGCGGGGCGGAAGCGCCCGAAGTCGTCGCCGAGACAGGCCAGGGCGTCGACCGCCCCGTCCTCGATACGGGCCCGCTCGGTGGGCCGGTAGGGGACCATACTCACCAGGGTGCGGCGCACCCGACGTGAGTACTTGATGGCCTGGCCGTAGGTGCGAGAGCCCAGCATGATGCGGATGCGCCGGTCCCTACAGATCAGCCACAGCACCAGATCGTGGGTGAAGAGGGTCGACTTGCCCGCCGAGGGCGGGGCGTTGACGACCACGAACTCGGTCTCGGGCGAGGCCAGCCACTCCACCGCCCGCTGGCCCGCCTCCTCCTGCCACGGACTCCTGCCCCGGCCCAGGTAGCGCCGCCGGAAGTAGCCGAAGTCCGACAATGCCCGGGCCGCCTCGGGACAGAGCAGGTGGCGGGGCAGGGGATCGGCCAGGGCCAGGTCGCCGATGGCGGCCGAGAACCGCAGGGCATTGGCAGCGGGGTTGCCGTGGCCGGCGAAGCGGGCCGAGGCCCGATTGGCCACCGAAGTGGCCTCCGCCTCCGTCAGGCCCTCCCCGAGGGCCTCGGCCATGGCCTCCGCCCGCACGGTGTCGCCCCGGCGAACCTTGGCGTCCATGGCGACGGCATGGGCCTTCCACAGGGCATCGCCGGTCTTGCGGTTGATGCCCGCCACCCGGGAGGCCGCCACCCCCGACGCCCCCTGGGAACGGGCCCGGAAGTAGGCCCTGACCTTCTCGGGTGGGGTCCCGGTGCCGGTGGGGACGTTGTGCGGCATCGGGACCAGATACTACCGGTGTTGGCCCATCTGCCCAACCGATGGCGGGCCTGCCCAATCAGCCTAGAATGGGGCTCTGACCTGGGGGAACGGGTCAGGGCTGGGGGATCGGATTGGTCACTGGGGGAGAGAGGGCCCGCCCAATTCGGACATACCGCCCTAAAGGCACACCCCGGGTCAAAGTGGACAATTGTTGGCCCGTGAGGGCCAACATTTGGGGCTTTTGTCCGAAATGCTCCTGTCGCTTTGTCCGATTCGTGGTGGTTCGTCCGGCCATGCAATCGCTATGCATGGTGAGGTTTCCCTTGACAATCATGTATGTCCGCATTGTGTAGATATATAGGCCCGTGAGGGCCAATGTTCTTCCCCAATTCGGACATTCTGCCCAAAGAAAGGCCCTCAAGGGCCTTTCTTTTGCACCCCTATGCATTTCTTTTTACATGGCGCGTAAAACGGACATTTCGGGCGGTCGCCCCCCGTGCGCCTACGTGCCTGCGTGCGGCCTGCGTGCGTTCGGGCCCTACTCCACCATGTCCCCTTCGCCCACTATGTCCACCATCTTAGTGAACATGGTCTAGGAAGGCTCCGGCAGGCCTCCTCGAGCTCCGACCCCCAGAACTCGTTCACTCTGCCCACCTGTCGCACTGCCGGCCCCACCTCGACCTCTACCTCAGGTTGAAGGTGTGAGCGATGGTTCACGCCGTAGTGGTCGAGGGTTGGGCGGGGTCGGCACTTTGGCTAACCCTCTAGCTGAGGTAGAGAGTTCGCCGGAGCTCGCCCTTGTCGCCCCGTGTCGTGATCTCCGAAACCCTAACCCTCTAGCTGAGGTCGAGGGTGGCCCGGGGGGGCCATCCTCAGCTATGCACTCTCGATAGGTTGCGTTCGTGGGCGCTACCCTGTAAGGTTGCACTCATGAGCAAACACGAAACTCCCCAGGCCCACACCACTACTACCCGTACCGTCTCGGCCTCCGGTCCCGGCGGCGTCGGCGGTACCGAGATCACCTGCACTTGCGGACTGGTCTGGACCGTCTCGCTGGCTGGCATGGCGGCAACCGAAGCCAGCGCCCATCTCGCCTGGCACGGTCGAACCCCGGACCGTAGGCGCCATCGCCCCGGGCCCACGCTGACGCTCCGGGCCGATGGCACCATGGAATGCTCCGCTGGCTGTCCACTCGTCATTCTTCCGGAGAATGCCGAATACCACCTCGACTGGCATACCCAGGAGGAGAGCGCCACCGCCGCCCCGAGCTCCGAGCCCGAGACCACGCCCGCCTTCGACCCTTACGACGTCGCCACCTACGCCGGCCGCCGCTTCACCTTCGTCGACCATGCCAACGCCTCGTTCTTCGGCATGGGGCCATGGCGTCTGGCCGATGGGGAGACAGGCAAGAGTCCCGCCGGCCTGGCCATCGCCCTGACTTTCGTACCCGTGGCCGACAGATTCGCCTACTCGCAGTGGGTCGTGGTCTGGCCTGCCGACGTACGTGCCACCTTCGCTATCGACGAGGAGGAAACCATGCGCAGCGATCACTGTCATGCCGACGACCGTGGCGAGACCTGCTTCGGCGCCGACGAGAATTGCCACCCACAGGAGGAGACCATGCGCAGCGAAGAGACCACCACCAAAGCTTCACCGACCGACGCCGGCTGTTGGATTGACGGGCATTGGGGCCAATACAGCGTGGCCCGCATGGTCGACATCGCCATGGCCCACGGCTACCGCGATGAGGAGGTCACTGGCCTCGCTGCCCGCATGCTGGCGCACATGGGCCCGAACATGGGCCGGACCGACATCGCCGATCTCACCGACGACGAACATGAATCGTTGTCGTGGGCAGCCGACGAAGTTGAGCAGTGGCTGAACGACAACGTCGCTCCTGAGGGCTATTCATTCGGTTGGCACGACGGCGAATTCTTCTTGCAGCCGGAGCAGTGGTGGGAGGAGGAGGAGGTCTACTAGGCGAAACGGGGTTTGCCCCGTCGCCCGGATTGGCATGCCGGGCCTGACGATGCCTGCCGACGAGAGAGGAAAAAACCATGCTCCCTACCTTCGCTCCCGGCATCACCGCCTACGGCGTCACCCACACTCCCTACGGACAACTGCGCCACCACGGCGGTCGGGTCTACTGGTCCGATTGTTGGGAGCGCATCTGGGATCTGGTGGCCGACGGGACCGTCACCGAAAAGTGCTACGGACCTGCCACCTACAACCATTCCGAGTTCTTCGTGGTGGCCACCTAGGCGAAACGCCGGCCCGCCCGGCGTCCGCAGGATTGGCATTCCTGCGCTGACGATGCCTGCCGATGAGAGAGGAATCAACCGATGAGCGACCAGACCGAAGCCGCCGACCAACTACGGGAGATGCTCCCACCCGGCTCCACCGCCCAAACCATTCTGCGCCACGTGTCCGCTTCCGGTATGACGCGCTGGATATCCGTTGTGATCGATGGTGAGGACTACTCCTGGCTGGTGGCCCGGGCCATAGGGACCCACATCGATTCCCGCCATGGTGGCCTGAAGCGTGTCGGTTGCGGCATGGATATGGGTTTCGACCTCGTCTACTCGCTGTCGCGCACGCTCTATCCCGACGGCTTCGCTTGCATCGGCGACAAGTGTCCCGCCAACGATCACAACAATCGGGTGGAGACGGATTGGCACAAGAGCGGCGGCTATGCCGTCAGTCAACGGTGGTTGTGATGGCCTGCCGACACTGCGATTCCACCGACGTCATCGGCCCGTTCACTATGGATGGCCACCAGGAGGGCGAGTACCGCTCCGACTGGTCGTGGCTGGTCTGCCGCGAGTGTCACCGAAGCACGGGGCTGGGGCGATGAACCTCGTTCGCCTACATCCTGATACCACGGTCTGCGGCCCGTCCCGCTACCGCGGGCTGTGCGGTTGTGGCGCCGATGTCTGCTCCGACTGTGACGGTACCGGCGTGGTGAGGATTCCCGACGACCTGGGCGACCAGTGGTCACCGCCGGCCGGCCCGTGGACCTACCGACTGTGCGATTGCGTATCCGAACCGATCGATGGAGACGAGGACTACCGATGACCAGACAAGAGGCTACCGACTTCCTGCGGGCCCGCTACGCCACCCAGGTGGCCAGGTTCCCCCGCACCGCCCGCATTCCCGAGGTCCTCTACGTGCGCAGGAACCTCCGCGCCGCCATGGCCATGACCGATCCGAAGGGACTCGACCGATGAACGTTGCCGACTACAAACCGGGTGGTCGCTGGCCCGCCAGCTGGCCCACTCCCCAAACAGACCCCGACCTCTTCAGCGACGACCAGCTGAAGGCGGAGATCCGCCATCTTCTCCGAATCGACAAGCGCCACGGGAACCATCCGTTGCGAGCGGCAGCCCGGTTGAGGTTGTACGGAGTTTTGAACGATCGCATCGCAGCCCGCACGCTTCCGAGAGAGGACCTGATCCGATGAATGAGGACTACTGCCGCGAGGACGCCGTGGCCGACGGTACCGACCGCCGGCCGCGCCTGATTCCCAAGCGACCAGCGACCGAGGCGCCTCCCGGTGTCACCCAGGAGCACTGGGAGCTAGCCAGCCGTGATGCATGCCTGGGAGTAGGCCACACCTGGACCGCTACGACCTGCCCCGCCTACCGAACTCTCGACCCTACCGACTGCACCTGTACTCCGAAAGGAGGAGAAGTGACTATGCCCGATCCCGAAACCTTTACCGACGATGCCGGCAGATATGCCGACCAGCACGCCCACAACGTCACCTGGATGACTGCAGAGGAGAGGAACGCAATGAGCTCGCCCGAACCGACCGTCAATCCCTGGGAAGAGCTGAACCGGCTGCGCAAGGCGGCCCGGCTGGCGCTGGCCTACACCACGCACGCACGGGAGTTACTCGGCGCCGAGACGGTAGAAGAAGTCTCCCGCATGGCAGGCGGGGCCAATTGGCACACACTGGCCAGAGCAAACCACATCAGCCGACCGTCAGAGGCCACCATCGCCCTGGCTGTGGAGCTCCTGGCCAGCGCCGCCCATCCCTCGGCCACCCGCCACCCGGAGGCGCCGGCCCGGCTGGCTCGGCCTCTGGCCTACGAGGACCGCCAGCCCTGGGGCCCGCACGGGCCCGGGCCGGCCTGACTCCCAGACTCTCACCGCACCTCGCGATCGAAAGGATCAGTAACCGCCATGCGCATCAACCACGACTACGAAGGGGCCGCCGCCGGCGTCGCCTTCCGACTCCGCCAGCTAGCCGCCGAGCTCGAGGCCGGTAGCGCCAATCACATTGCCTCCAGCCTGGCCGGCTGGTGGGGGGACACGACGCAGGGAGTTATGGAACTGCTCCAGCTAGCCGAGGTGGTGCGTACCACCGCCTTCCTCGACTCCCAGGTTCTCACTCCACCTAGCGATCGGGAGCAGTCATGATTCTCGACCTCGTCATCCTTGCTGTCTTCGTCGGTATCGGTTGGGCCATCTGGTGGGGGGCTTTCCGATCTTGCTCCAGATGCCTGCCCGGCGGAGGACCCTGCGTCCACCAGATCACGGCCAAGCAGGTGCGAACGGCCAAGAAGGCCGGCACCTACCGGGAGCCGGCGGAGTGGTATGTCTGCCCCCGCTGCGCCCGCTACGGGACCGATCCCCGCGAGCACGGCTGCGCCAGCCCCGCCAACGAAGCCGCCCTGCGCCAGTACCACACCCCACCTCGCGATAAACTTGCCCACCTGGAGGTTGACGAATGACCCGATTCTTGCCCACTGGCGAGGCAGCACCGAACGTGGCCGAGCGACCACTCTCCGGCCCAATCGATGCCCCAGCCTCTGCCCCATCGCGGGAGAAGCGAGTCCGGACCTTCCAGGTGTGGGCAGACGATCCCGAGCCGTCTTGGTTCCCCACCCTGGAAATGGCCTTCGAGCAGGTAGAACAGGCCAGCCGGCGGGCCCGGGACCGACGCGACCTGACCGTCTGGGTGGCCGTCAAGCGCCTCGGCGTGAGCACGCGGTGGTTGGGCAGGCGCCTGGGGCTGCCCAATACCTACGTCGGCCGGCTGGTGGCGGCGGGGGCGGCCGTGGTCGAGCGGGAGGGACTCAGCGGGGAGCAGGCCGAGGCCAGGGTGGGGTTACGGTGAGCCATGCCCTGCTCGACTACGCCGTCGCCTGGGCGGAGAAGAAGCGCTCCATCGAGGCCCAGGTCGAGGCGGTGTGCTTCACCTGGGAGATGGTGGTGGCCCAGCAGCGGCGCCAGGTCATCGCCTTCATGTTCGACATGCACACCAAGGCCCCGGCTCCTCAACCCACCTAGCGGTTCAGTGGGCCGGCGGAGCGTCGGTGTGACGGCGGGGAGGACCGGCCAGGCGGGCCGCCGGTGGCTCCCGCAGATAGGCCGCCACCCTCTCGTAGAAGGCGGGGTCCTCGCCGAAGCGGCCCAGCAGGTCGTAGTTCTCCCGGGCACAGAGGCAGCCGCGTAAGGCCCCGTCGCCATGGGCATGGTCGATCTGAGGTCCCCGGCCCTGGCGGAAGGGGCGCAGGCAGGCGGGGCAGGCGTGGCCCTGGAGCTCCAGCAGGTCGGTGAAGTCCTTGGGGGTCATGCCGTAGCGGGCCAGGCGCCGGCGGAGAGCAGCGTTGGCCTCAGCCACGCTCAGCCCCGTCGATAAGTCGTACCTGCTCCGCTGCCCAGCAGTGGGCGCAATAGCCGTCGTAGCCGATGCAGGCCAGAGCTTCTCGGGCACAGACTTGGCTCGCCATCATGCGGAGGCGGCGCACTAACTCGGCGTGCTGATCGGCCACTACTGCCTCCTCTCGTCGAGCCAGCCCAGCCAGTCGCTGTCATAGCCGGTGATCGAGCGGGCCACGGGGCGGCCCTGGATGGCCCTCTCCCGCGTCCGGGTGGTCAGGTCCACTATCCGGCCCGGGGCGGTCCGACAGCGCCTACAGCGGCCCACGAGGGCCCCCTCGAGGATGATCGTGGCCCGCTCCGAGGGGGAGAGGACGCCGCCGCAGCTCACACAGAGGCGGGCAGCCTTGCGCCGGCGGGTCACCTCGGAGGTCCCGCCCCAGGTCCCGGGCTCGTTGTGGGCGATGGCATAGGTCAGGCAGGGGTGGCGCACACAGCAGGCCTCGCAGAAGCGGGCGGCGTAGGCGGAGACGTAGCTCTTGGAGTTGCGGGCGGGGAACCAGGGGGTGGCGTCCTGTCCCCGGCAGGCGGCGAGTGACCACCAGTTCTCGCTCACCGGCCGATCACCACAGAGTGAGCTGCTCGCCGTCCGCCGGCGAGGATGTAGCGGCCGATGTACTCGGCGACCTGGGGGACGACGGCGTTTCCGAGAGCTCGGAGCTGATCTCGAGCCAGTCCAGGGGGAAGCCCATGAGCCACGCGACCCACTTCGGGTTCAGCTTCCCACCACTGGCCCCACCGCCCCGGGGAGGAGCCGCCCCCGTCGCTCCCGGCAGGGTCGGGTAGTCCCTCCCGCTCCGGTGCATGTAGCCGGCGTTGAGGTGGTCGTTGGCCGTCGGCGTTGGCCAGAGGTCGTGCCTGGCCATGTGCTCCAAGGACGGCCGGGCCTTGCCCTCCCGGGAGTAACCCCTCGGGTCGCTCGAGTCCGAGCCCCCCTTGTTGGTTCCATAGCTGACGGCGCTGGGCGTGGGCAACGACGAAGATCCGTTGCCGGAGGTGAGGAGCTCCAAAGGCGGCAGCTGGTAGGCGACCCCATTCCGCGTCATACCCCAGTAGGGCCAGGTCCCCGAAGACCTCTTGCGCCGCTCGCCCGCCGCCAACCGTGAGGAGGGCGGGCACGTTCTCCAGCAACGCCCATCGGGGTCGTAGGTGGCGAAGGCAACGGGCGAATTCGGGCCAGAGCCAGCGCTCGTCTTCTTGCGCTTTCTGGCGGCCGGCGGCGGAGACGGGCTGGCAGGGGAAACCGCCGGCGACGAGGTCGACAGGGGCGACTCCGGCCCAGTCGACGTCTCGAATGTCTCCGTAGCGGGTGACGTCGGGCCAGTGGTGGGCGAGGACCCGTCGGCAGTAGTCGTCGACCTCGACCTGCCAGGCGCAGGTGAAGCCCGCCCGCTCGAGGCCGAGATCGATGCCGCCGATGCCGGCGAAGAGACTACCGACGGTGAGCTCCACTTTTTCGCCTCCACCATGTGCTTGACGATGCTGAACGGATTGACGTCGTCGACCACCGCCTGGAGCATGACGCCGACCACCTCGCCGGTGCCCGGGGGCACCTCGGCCACCAAGGAGTCGTAGACGTTGAGCACGAAGCGCCCGCCGATGCCGGCCAGCAGGGGGGTGGCCTGCATCTGTACGTCGCGGATGAACTCGCCGACGTTGCCCTGGCAGCCGGCGTTCCAGGCATCCTTGTAGGGGTCGAGGTAGCCCGGACCCCGGAAGTGGCGATAGCGGCCCGGGGGATAGAGGCGGATCTTGCCCTCCTCCCGGGCGATGTCCTCGTAACGGGCCTTGGCCCGCTCGAGGGTGGGGAACATGTGCGCCAGGCGCACCACGAAGGTGCGGGCCCGGCCGACGTCGGGCAGCACCAGCTTCCCGGTGCGCTTGCACGCCTCGGTGGCCAGCACCTGGGCCAGCTTGGCCGGGCCCCCGCCGTACTGGCGGGCGAGGACCACCGTCTTGGCCGTCTGGCGGGGGCAGTCCAGGTCGGCGGCGATCTCGGAGTAGAAGTCCCGGTCGGGGTCGTTGAGGATGGCCAGCATGGCCGGATCCCGCGACAGCGCCGCCGCCTTGCGCACCTCGGCCTGGGCCAAGTCGTACTCCCACAACTCCAGCCCCTCTGCTGCCACCAGCACCTCCCGCACCTCGGCGATGGCGTTGTCGGGGCGGGGGATGGTCAACAGGTTCGGCTCCCTGGCCGTCACCCGGCCGGTGCGGGTGTAGCCGTAGGAGGGATGCACCCGGCCCGTCGGGTCGGCCCGGGTGAGGAGGGGCTCGTAGTAGCCGACGATGGCCTTGGCCAGGTGGCGGTACTCGAGGATGAGCCCGACCCGGGGATCGTGGGCCAGCTCGATCAGCGCTTCCTTGGCGGTGGAGTCGGCCCCCGAGTCGGTATGCCAGCGACAGCGATGGCCCCACGTCCCGTAGACCAGTTCGGCCACTTTCGGACCCTGGGCGTTGGCACCCAGGTCGATGCCCTGGCTGGCGAAGACCGCCCGCAGACGCTCCAGGCGAGCGAGGTCCCGGGCTCGTAGCACCTGAGCCCGGGCCTCGCTCACGCCGAGGCCGACGCGCTCCATCTCGTAGACGGTGCGCTGCCAGTCCATCTCCCTGGGCATGGCCACGCCGATGTCGGGGCGGCCATCGGCGATCAGGGCCTGCTGGTGGTGATACAGCCGGAGCGTCAGCTCGGCGTCCTTGGCCGCGTAGGCGGAGATGTCGGCGACGGTGAAGGTGCCCCAGTCCTTGGGCTGGCGCCGGGGGTCCTGCTCGGCCAGGGCCCGGGCCTGCTTGCGGGTGTATCCATTCTGCTTGCTGTTGTAGTACTCGTCCTCGAGATCCTTGAGCGTGGCCCCCCGGCGCAGTCGGTCGAGGTGGCGCTTCTCGTCGCCGGCGTCGTGACCGAAGAGCAGCGAGCACCGTTCCTTCAACCCGTGGTTGAGACCCTCGGCCTCCAGCCAGCACCCCACCCAGGTGTCCCAGGCGTTGACCGCCCAGTCCTTCTCGGGGACCAGCTGGGAGAGCGAGAGCCAGTCGACACCTTTGGCATGGTGGTAGAGGAGCGGGCCGGCGTGGCCGGCCAGGCGGTAGGCCACCCGCCAAGCCGACTCCTTCGACCAGTTGCCCCCGCCGGGGTGGGAGACGGGCACGTAGACCGACCAATCGCCGGCGGCGACGGAGAAACCTCGCAGCTCGGAGCCGGCCCACCTCGGGGCGCCGTTGGTCTCGACATCGACCGAAATTGCTTCTCCTGATGGGACTGCCATGATCCGATCAAGGAGTTCAGACTCAGACATCTGCACTGAGAAACCGTCCTGTGACTGGGTCATTCCTTCTACCTGGACCTTGATGGCTTAGTGCAATTTCAAAGGCTGACCGTTTTACAGAGCCGAGGTACGGCCAGAGACGCCCATATACCTGCCTGATGGTCACCATGCTGTCGGTCTGCCACTGCCAGTATGGCTTCCGCTGGTGTCCGTTGCTCTTGTTGAGATACGGGCCGCGAACTCGACCGACACCGACTATCCAGCAAAAGCGATCCAATACCTCCCGGTGATTCTGAGCAATAGAGGTAACAGGGCGTGTGTAATGTTTCCCCCGCTTTTTGTTGAAGCAGGCGGTAATACCGGCGTATCCCTCACCATCAAAAAATCCAGCCGCCCACGCGTAATCTGTTTCCCCAGGCTCAACTGCTTCTCTCCAGACCACGTTCCCCCCAGCTTGACTCGGCTTGACAGGCTCAATAAGCTCACGCTCCGCAGAGCGGGCGGAGCCCCGGAGCGGAGCTTCCCTGACGGGGGTGTGCCCGTTTACCATTTCGCCGGTCCCTCCACGAACTTCCTTTTTCCCGGCTTGTGCCCGTTGGCCGAAGGCACGCCGACCGGCAACAGCACGCAGGACCCGGTGCCTTCCACGTCCACCCGCTCGTAGATCACCGGATCGGTCTCGGCGGCGCCGTCTTTCTGCTTGTCCACCACGAGCCGACAGCGCCTCGTCTTCGGCGGCGGCCCAGCGATCTCGTAGTCGTCCTCGTCGTAAGCCTCAGGCTCCTCCTTCGCCCGGCGCTTCACCGGCTTGAGATAGAGCACGGTGTCACAGGCGGCGTAGAGAGCCGAGCTTCCCCGCTGGCGTTCGCCCGACCAGCCGGTGTGGTGGAGCAGTAGAGCGGAGGCGCCGCCGGCACTGGCCTGGAGAGCAGTGACGTTGGCCACCGCGATGCTGGTGTCCTTGGCCGAGTTCTCGTCGGCGCCGGCCATGAAGCGGGCGTAGGTATCGAAGACCAGCAGGTCGAAACGGCCGGCGGCCCGCAGCTCCTTACCGAGTTCGGCTGCCCGCCTGGGGTCGGTAAGGGCAGCAACCCCAGGTCGCACCAGCAGGTTCTCCTCGGGTACCAAGCGCTCGTGGTGCTCCTCCCAGGCGTCGACACGGCTGTTGATGCCGGAGAGTCCCTCGGCCAGCAGCAGAGCGACCCTCGCTCCTCGGTAAGCCAGGGCGCAGGCCCAGGTCACAGCGAGGAAGGTCTTGCCCACCTGGGAAGGGCCCACCAGCTGCGCCAGAGAAGCGGTGGGGAGGTACGGCTCTACCAGCCATACGGGTGGTTTTAGGTCACGGAGAGTTGTCCGCGTGTACCACCCGGCTGGTAAAGTATGCAAAGGAGTAGGGGCCACGCATCGGCACCTTTCTCAGCAAGAACCCCCCGGTTGACAAGCCGGGGGGTTCTACTTTTCGACCAAGCCGGGGCGGCTCTCTCCGATGAAAGTGACGGGCTCGTCGTCGTCGTCGTCCCACTCCACTGTGACATCTCGGTCCCGTTCTCCGACGGCGTAGTGTGCCACGCTCCGGGCGATGCGGGCAAGGTCTTCATCGGGCAGAGAAGGCCTGCAAATCAAGGCGTTCAGCGTTTCCAGAACACCGGCGATGGTGTGCTGTGACGCACCATGGCGACGGAGCTGGCCGGCCAGGGAAGTGAGGGCGTTGTCGCGGTGGCCCTCGGGGATGTAGTTCCATCCATCGCCCCCGCCCTCGGCCCAGATGTCATCGATCGGGACCTGCTCGAGCAGCCACTCCTCGGGAGCCAGAGGAAGATAGGCAGGGTCCGTCAGCGCCTGCATCGTCCACTCGTAGTTGCGGCCGCAAGGGTGTACGGAGGGTGGTATCACCTGCTGGGCTCCGGGACCGGTGCGGATCTCCAGATCGGGATGCAGACGGAAGGTGCGCAGCTTGGTGTCGACCGGTCGGGCGTACCAGTAGGCACACCGACCCGGGCGCCCTCGGCTGACAACGGTCGTCCGTACCGGGCAGTTGTCGGCCCACCAAGAAGAGGCGTCCTGCGAATCGCAGTCGGCCACGACGATGTCGTCGAGGCGCATGCCCCAGTTGCAGTCGGGCACCGACGCCGCCACCTTGGCCCAGGTGGGCGACTCCGGCGGCAGAGACGACCAGCCGTAGACCAGCGGACGCTTGTCCCTCGGCACCAGCGGGATGCGGACCAGGCTCACTTCTTTGCCTCCGCCACCATGCACTCCCAGCCCAACGCCCCGTAGCCGCAAAGGTCGGTCCACGAGTCCATGGAGCCGGGCGAGGTCACGCAGCGCCAGAGCTTGAGGGCAGCCAGGCAGAGGGCCACCTCGTGGGAGGCCACCGGGCGGTGGAGGATCACGCTCCACAAGGCGGCGACGTTGGCGAAGGACTCGGCCGCCGGCCCGTAGTCGTTGCGCCGGTCGCCCCGGATCAGCGACTCGGCCCGGCGCAGCACCTGGGCGCTCTCGGGAACGACCTCGGGAATCTCCGGCGGATGGTCTTCAGTCATGGTTCGATCTCTCCTACTCTCAAGGCATCGATGACCGATCTCTTCTGGGCCAGCAGGCGGTTGATCTTGACATCCACGGTGTTCCGGGCCGTCACCATCCAGGCGAAGACGGCATCGACCTGGCCACTCCGACGGATGCGCCCGATGGCCTGCTCCTCGTCACTGGGGCGCCACGGGCGGTCGAGCAGCACGACGTGGCGGGCCACCTGGAGGCCGTCGACTCCTTCCCCCAGGGTGGCCAGTGTGCCCGCCAGCACCCGCACCTTGCCCGCCTTGAAGGCCTCCAGGGCCAGCTGACGATCGGCGCCGGCGACGCCGCCGTGAACGTAAGCCCCTCCTGTCTCACTAGCAACACGCTCGGCCGCCGCTCTCGACCACGTCAGCACCACCACCTGCTCGGGGTCGAGGTCGGCGATCAGTTCCAGGGTGGCGGCGATCTTGGTGCCGGGCTCGGCCCTGGTGGCGCCGAGCGCCTCCATGTCGGAGACGATCTGGCGGAAGCGGGTGATTCTCGACACTTCGTTCGCCGTCTGGATCAGAGTCCCGTCCTCCAGCTGGGTCCAGTGGCGCTTCTTCAGGTCGTCGTAGGCCTTGCGCTCCTGCGTATCGAGGTCGACCTCGAGCACCGTGACAGTCACCGGGGGCAGGTCGGGGAGGAGCTCCTCGAGAGAGCGCTGGAGGAGGACGGGGGCGAGCTCGCGGCGAATCTTGGCCACCGCCTCAGGGCGCAGGCCGGTGATGATCTTGACTGGGGCCCGGCCACCGAAGCGGGCGAGATCGACGATGCAGTGCTCGTTCACCCATCGCCAAAATGAGGGCCAGTACCTCGGATAGAGCATGTGGAGAAGCGACCAGGCCTCGTCGGGCCGATTGGGGATCGGCGTTCCCGTCAGTCCCCAGACCCTGGGGACCCTGGCCGCCAGGCGCCAGGCCGCCTTGGTCTGCTTGGCGTTGCGGTTCTTGAGACGGTGAATCTCGTCGAAGATCACCGTGTCCCAGTGGACCGGGAGCAGATGCTCCACATCGATCCGCATCGCCTCGTAGTTGAGAATCAGGGCGGCTGGCTTACGAACGCACATCACGTCGTCTTCTGCTCTGAGACGCCGCTCGGCAGTGCCCCGACCGTCAAGCACAGTGGCTCTTGGCCACCATGTCTCCGCCAATTCCTGCCAGTGGTGGGCCACGTTGTTGGGGCAGACGATCAGTGCCCGCTCCGCCCCCACTTCGGCCAAGCTGGCCAGTGCCACCGGAGTCTTCCCCGATCCAGGCGCGTCGCCGAGGATGGCCCGGGGCTTGGCCAGGAGAAAGCTCATGGCCTGTTTCTGGTAGGGGCGGAGCTCGGGCATTACGCCAAGTTACAGTATGGAGAGCCCCCAAGCTAGTAACTGACGTACCCCTCTGGTACGCTTTCCTTCGTGCCCCGCATGCCCCAGCCGACCGAGCCCCTCCCCGAACCCATCGAGATCCTGCGGCCCAACGCTTGGCCCCAGATCAGCTACTCATCAGCCACGACGATGGGTGCGTGCGAGAAGAAGTTCTCCTACCGATATCTCCAGCGCCTGCCCGAGGAGCCCACTCCGGCCATGGCCAAGGGCTCGCTCTTCCACCGCGGAGCACGAGCGTGGTGGTCGGGCGGTAGCTGGGAGGCTGAGGTCAAGTCAGCGGGCGAGGAGTGGATTGCCGCCAACCCCGAGGCGATGGCCGTTCCCGACTGGATTCCCGACTGCTCCTGGCTGCTGCAGCGCTACGCCAGCATGTACGAGGCCGAGCGTGAGGCGGTAGAGGTGGTGGGTACCGAGATCCCCTTCCGCCTGCGCCTCCCCGGTCGCTACGCCTGGCTGGTGGGCTCCATGGACATGGTGCTGCGCATCGGTGGCCGACTGTGGGTGGTCGAGATCAAGACCATGGCCGACTTCGACCGACTCGAGGCCTTCACCTGGGACAGTCAGCTCACTCTGTACTACTGGGCCGCCGCCGAGCTGGGCATGGCCCCCTGGGGCATCCTGCTGGAGGCGGCGAAGACATACCGTTGGAAGAACCCGCGGCCCGTCGAGGACTCCTTTCAGCGCCGCTGGCTGGACCGCTCCGCCGACCACATCGCCGAGGCCCTGGCCGACGCCGACGCCGTCCTGACCCGGCAACGTGCCCTGGCCAACGGCGCTCGGCCGGTGCGCAACATCGACAGGCCGTGCAACTGGTGTCCCCACCGGGAACCCTGCCGCACAGAGCTCGCCTTCGGCCCCATGACCGTCGAGTGGGAGGAAGACTAGATGCCAGGCCCGGTGATCCGACCGCCAACCCCTATCTCACTGGCCAGGGAGCGACTGCGGATCCTCGTCTACGGGGATCCCAAGGTGGGCAAGACCACTCTCGCTCTCACCGCCCCCCGGCCAGTCGTCATCAACACTGACGACGGCCTGGTTTCCGTCGCTGTCCAGGGTGCGACCGGCTTGGAGTTCCGGCCCACCGGCTACAAGGAGATGGAGGGCATCTTCTGGTGGTGCAAGGAGAACGCCGGCGAGTACGACACCATTGTCGTCGATGACCTGACCACGCTCCAGCGTCTGCTCATCGACGAGATCCATGACGCCGGCCTCGCCGCCGGCAAGCAGGGAAAGCCGGTGATGCAGTTTGTCCCCGAGCAGGGCGAGTACCTCGCCAACCAGGGCCAGGTGGCACGCATCCTCACCGACCTGCGACGCCTGGGCAAGCACATGATCGTGATAGCTGGCGTGCGTGAGCGCCTCGGCAAGCGCTCTCCCGACGTCTCTCCCGGGCTCACCTCCATCGTCACCCACTGGGCGTCGGTCATCGGTGAGTTGGACAAGATCATCCACAACCCCAAGACGGGCGAAGAGCTCGACACACCCCGTCGACTGCTCCGCACCAGCGGATCGAACCGGGAGGCGGGATCCCGCTTCCGGTCCCTCGAGCCCCACGTCTGGGATCCCACTTTCGAGAAGCTGTGGGACGCGGTAACCAAGGAGTACGCCGAGGCCGAGGCCAAGAGCCAAGCCACCGTCAGAAAGGAAAGCGCGTGAGCGACGATGAGTACCGGGACGAGGAGCTGGAGAAGATGTTCGCCGAGGGCCCTGCCGCCTCCGACGACGAGCAGTGGGATATCGACTGGAGTCCCGAGCAGGGACTCGTCCCCACCGGCGAGCGCGACGCCCTGCTGGCCGATGTGAAGAAGGGCGAGACCTCCGGCTTCGGCGGAGCGACCAAGAAGCCGGCGATCATCTGGTCGGTGACCGATGTGGAGACCGGACGCACACTGACCAAGGCCATCCCCATGCGCGATGGCAACGGCATTGAACGGCTCAACATCGACTGCGCCCGGGCCTTCGGCGTCGAACCCGTCGAGAAGCCCAACGGCGGCTGGTCGATTCCCGGCACCCAGGTGCGTTCCCACATCGGCGAGAAGTGCAGGATCAAGGTGAGCCACTGGACGGACAGCAACGACAACCTGCGCGACTCCCTCGACACCATCCTGCCCTCGGTGCTGGGCCAGGAGGCACTCGACCTGCCCGAGTATCCCGACGAGCCGGAGCCGTGAGCGATCCCCAGCCCCCCGAAGGCGTCCTCTACGAGTACCGTCCCTCGTGCAGCCGTTCTGACTGCGACGCGTGGCCGGTGCCGGGGGGTGTGTTCTGTGCCCGCCACATCGCCGAGATCGAGGCCGGGGTGAAGCCCGGACTCTCCGAAGCGCAGTGGGTGGGAGGCGTGGACCCGGCGGTGGCACAAGCCAAGGCCGATGCGCTCGAGCCCGGCTTCGCCACTCAGATGGAGGACGCCATCGTGGCTGATCTGGTGAAGGACGGCTGGACGGAGGAGGACGCCCGGATCAAGGCTCGTGCGCTGAACCGGGACAAGCCTCAGCCCCTGGCCTCGGTGGGTCCCGACCCCGACACCGCCTACCCGGCCGAGGCATTGCGTATCGACGTGCCGACCTGGAATCAACGAGTGGGGATCGATTCCCCCGAGAAGCAGCCATTCGACCCCGCCGCCGAACTGCGGGCCTACCTCGATGGGGCGCACGGAGCGGTGAAGCAGGCAACTGCCAGGGTTCTACTGGACGCCATGCTCATGGTACTGGCGAGGCTCTGATGGGCGAACAGATCGCCGAGAGTATCGTCGAGACGAGGCTCTACTACGTGGCCGAAGCGTTGAAGCGGGCGACCGAGTTCTTCGTCGCTCGGGACGAGATGAACGCCCATGTCCATTGTGCTGACGTGCGTTTGTCTCCGATCACGCTCCAGGTCATCAAGGCGATGGAATACGCCTGCGACATGGTGATCGAGGAACGACAGTCCGACGGGACGGCCGCACATGACTGAACCGACGCAGCACGCCGAGACTGTGCTGGCCGAGATTCGGGAGCGCCTCGCCAACATTCCGCCTGACCAGTGGTTCTGGGACCATTTCACAGCAGAGGACATGTGGCTGGTGTTGCAACACTTCGATGGGATCGCTCAGTCCAGCGCCCCCAAGCAGCCTCAGACGCCCGAGGAGTGGGTGGAGTGGGGACGCTGGGACAACGAACAATCCGACGGGAGGGACGATGCCTGACGGACTCATCTGTCCGAGGCTGAGTGACCTCCCCGTGCCCGAGTCCGGTTCGGCTCTACTGATCTGCTCCCGCTGTGGTGTGGACGTTGTGGCTGCACCATCGAGCCTTGACTATCTCGGGCGGGTACCGGACCTGATCCCGATCTACTGCCCAGGGTGTGCGCTGGCGATTGCGAAGCAGGCGAAAGCACAGTTCGACGGGGCTGACGCTGGGAAACTAGAGCCATGAGCGACGAGCGGATCAAGCATCTTGAGATGGCTCTCCAGAACATCCGGGGTGAGTGCAAGCTGCGACTGAAGGGCAGCACCGAGGACTCGCTGGCGTGGATTCTAGAGGTCGCCGAGGCCGCACTAGTCGACGGGGAGGGGCGCGCCGATGGATAAGCGACAGGGCGCCGATTCAGTCGCACCCCGGCGGTGCGAAAAACAGCCCCGGGACGTGCTGGCCGAGCGGATCACCAAGTGGGCGGGCGACGCTGGCGTCTACGACTACGCCGACCGTCTGATCAATGATCTCTTCAATGCTGGTTGGGAGATCACGCCTGAACTGTGCCTCGCCGAGGGCTGTACCGAGGAGCTTGGTGCCCACTGCGACACCCACGGTTACGTCCTCTACGGGGGCGGCAAGGGTGCCCACATGGAGAAGCCGACAGCTGCACAGTCCAACGGGACCGATGATGAGTAGGCGCTCTTGGGGAGCCATCATCTGCGAGGGAACCATGGGCATTCCCAATCCTGGATGTCCCAACGCTGCCAACCACACACCCTGCCCTCAGGGCTATGCCGCCTGGCACACCTGGGCTGACCAGATGAGGAAGTCCCATCGGCAGGTGAAGTGCCCTGAGTGCCACCTCTACGTGATCGCCGTGGTCAAGGGATGATACGGCAGTCCGACAGCAGGGACCACACCGATGGATAAGCGACAGGGCGCCGATACCGTGCGGGTGCGAGACGCCCTCAACGGCATCCTTGCCGCCCTCCAGACCTTCGTTCCCGTGATTGCCAAGGCGGGACTCACCTACGAAGACCTGAACGAGGTGATCGGGCCGTATGGCTACACCGTCCACGCCAAGTAACGCCGATACTGTTCGGCTCCGCTACTACCTCGACACCGAGTTCATCGAGGACGGCCAGACCATCGAACTCATCTCCCTCGGCATCGTCTGCGACGACGGGCGGGAGTACTACGCCGAGGTCGATGAGGTGCCCTGGGAGAAGGCCGACCAGTGGGTCCTGGACAATGTGAAGCCGCACCTGATGGGTGGCGAGTGCATCCGCTCCAGGCAGCAGATCGCCGAGGACGTGGTCCGGTTCGTCAGTCAGGGTAAGGGACAGCCGCAGTTCTGGGGCTACTACGCCGACTACGACTGGGTGGTGCTGTGTCGCCTCTACGGGCGAATGATCGACCTCCCCAGCGGCTGGCCGATGTACTGCATGGATCTCATCCAGCTTGCCGTGGAGAGCGGCGACCCCAAGCTGCCAGGCCAGCGCGGGGTCGAGCACCACGCCCTCGCCGACGCCCGTTGGAACCGTCACATTCACCAGTTCCTGCTAGCACTGATTGACGGGGACGACCGTGGGTAGCCGGGGGCCGAGGTCATCACGCAAACCCGGCGATTGCGTCTGCGAGTGCCATAAGAGCGGCATGACAGGTGCCCTCGGACCCTGCCGGTGGTGCGCCGAACTCCACCGGCCCAAGGCCGCTCTAATCGACGGTTCTCTGACCCCGGCGCAGGCGGCTGAACTCGACTCCGGCGGGATGGACCACATCCGATGACTGAACCCACCCAGCACGCCGAGAGTGTCGCTTCTGTGATGGAGGAGGCGTACCGGCCACGGCTGGTCGCCGAGATGCGGATGCACGCCTCGTCGCCCTTCACAAGGGACGCTGACCGGCCCTTCTGGAACCGGATGGCCGAGCTGTTCGCCACGAAGCCGTGGGACGAATGCGTCGCCGTGTACCTGGGCGCCAGCGAACAGTCCGACGGTGGTGCCGCACGGTGAAGCGCTACGCCAGCGAGCTTCCCGCCTGCCCCAACTGCGGTGATGAGTGGGCTTATGAGGCAGATGGCAAGTGGGGCTCCAGAGTCATCGGTATCTACTCCAGGG